GTATATCATTCCTTCCTGATTGAAATTTCAAGGAATGGATGATATAATTAGGGTTGCATAGCCTATATCATCCTATTCCTTGGTATAGAGTTATAAGAACCCTGACCGCTGCAACGGTTGAGGTTCATTTTTTGTTCAGTTATAATTCAATATGTGAAGGTGCTGCAACACCTTTATTCTGTAAATCAAGAAATTTTCCATATTCCATTGCCGTTCCCCAAAAGGCAAGCATACCTTTGTCATATTCCACAACCAAGTAATACTTCTTTGCACCTTTTAATTTTGATGTGTTTTTTGCCTGACCGTGATATTTTAACATGAACTTTTCTTCTTCCATTGCTGAAAATGACTTGATTCTGTTCATTGGAAGTGTAACCGTAGTTTCAGGCTTGATTCTTTTGATCTCAAATACATCACCTTTCACTTCAATTCTGCAAGGGTAATCAGTCGCAAACCCTTCAATTCCTTCATAATGTCCTACTGGTATTCCTGATTCTTTCTTTTTTCCAAACATTTTTACCTTCCTTTCATTCAGTAACCGTTGTAACGGTTGGTAACGGTTTAAGTATCTGTTATAAATGCAGTATTATCAATAGGGTAACGGTTAGTAACTGTTGATAATTGATTTTCTTTATATTTTGATTATGTAGTAATTCTAATGTAAAAAATAAAAAAGTAAAAATATAGAGTATAGAAAAACAACAGTTACCCGTTACCAACAGTTTGACTTCCTGATGATTCTTTTTTGACAGAATATTTTTCATCATCCAGTAATGTGTTAATTCGTTCAATGACTTTAATTCTGTCAACTGCATCCAGTTTAATAAATGAAGAAATCACAAATTGGGTTTCTTCATCATAAACTTGTTTTACCAGTTCAACAGATTCAGACTGTTCTTGAATATTTGAACAATCCATTAGATCACAAACTGATACACCAAGTTTTTCTGCTATGATCTTTAACTTGGATGTGGGGACATCGTTAGTCCCTGATTCAATCTTTGAAATAGTTGACCGTGCGTTGTCCGTATTCCACCCGCAAAGGTTGGCAAGTGCTTCTTGAGAAAGTCCTTTATCGTCCCGGTATTTTTTGATGTTATTACCAAGAATTTTCAGAAAATCCTTCTTTCTGTCTACCACAAATGTCACCCCCTTTCTATATGTAATTTTACTATGTTAGGGACTGAAAATCAACTTTTTTTAAGTTTTTTATAAAAAATAGTTGACATTCAATCCACATAGGTTTATAGTATGAAATGTGGACGGACAATCCACAAGAAACAAAGCAAGTAGGAAGGACACGGGTGAAGCGATAGGGCTACACGCAAGTGACATGGTGGTCAGGCTGCCGGATAGCAGATAGAGCGTGTGAAGAATAAACATGACCCGTCAAAGTAGTTGAAGAAAACAGGAACGGTAGGGCAAGAAAGCACAGTGTACCGCACTATTTGAAGAAAGCGGACAGGCTGAACCAATCGGCACTTTACCCCTAAAACAAGAAACCGTTAAGTGGAAGAATCAACCGCACGAGATGACACAGCACTTTGTTTCAGGGTCAGGAAGTTCCCCGACTTCCTGACTACTTCAAAAAGAACTGTTGCAGCAGTTCCGGGGAAAAGAACCAAGGAATAGGATTTCAGTTCTTTCAAAAAATTGTCTATTGTGTGTCGGTCAACAGGTTTTGGTGGTTTTAATGTGAAACCCCGGCGGTTTGAACAGCACCGTTCAAAAAGTTCAATGATGTGTAACAGGTTTTCAGATTTTAATGTGAAATCTGATAAAGGAAAGACACCCCTGATTGTACTAAGGTGTGCTGACAATAGACAACTTTTTGAAGGAACTGGGAAAGGATAAAGGCAATGATTGATTTCATAAAAGATGCGGATTGCACCAAGGAAACACCTGTCAAATTGGGTGTTCCTGATGCACCGATATATGGCAAGGGCATCAAATTGAAACCAAGGGTTGACGGTAGAACTGATTCAGAGCATTTCAAGAAAATCTATTTGCCGGAACTTTTACCACTTGAAGAATATGATCTGATAGTTGTTTTGATTTCCGGCGGTAAGGATTCAGTTGCTTGTTACCTAAAACTTCTTGAACTTGGTGTACCAAAAGAAAGAATAGAGTTTTGGCATCACGATATTGACGGCGGGCATCCTTCAAGGCGTATGGACTGGAAATGTACCCAAAACTATGTAAAAGCACTTGCAGATGCAGAGGGTATCAAGTTAAGGGTTTCATACAGGGTGAATGGTTTTTTTGGTGAATTGTATCGGATAGGTGCATCAGAACCCATTGAATGGATTGACCCTGATACTGGTGAAGTAAAGCAGTGCAAACTTTCAAGCAATTATCTGAAATGCAAAGAACTGAAAGAACAGGCAACAGAGGAAATGGAAGAACTTCTGAAAAAGTACGGTTATAGAATGAAGTTCCCCGCAAAAACTGGTGATCTGTCACGGCGTTGGTGTTCTGCATATCTGAAAATATGTGTTGCAGATACGGTTGTCAGTAATCTTGACCGCCTTGGTGAACTTGAAGAACTGGGTGGTAAAAGACATAAATTCCCCGCAAAAGGTGGTACACATTCAGGGCGTTGGTGTAGTGGTAACTTAAAAGCAGCGGTTCAGGACAGTGTGACAGCCAATCTTGAAGAAACCAAACGTGACAAGAAAATCTTGATTGTTTCAGGTGAACGCCGTGGTGAATCTGCCGGACGGTCAAAGTACAATGAAATGGAAATACACCGCACCAATGCAGAAGCCAAGGCACACAGAATTGTTCATCAATGGCGGTGCTGCATTGATTATTCTGAAAAGGATGTGTGGGAACTGCTGAAACGGCATCATATAAACCCACACCCATGTTACAGGATAGGTTGGAACAGATGCAGTTGTATGATGTGTATATTTTCAACACCCCGGTTATTTGCCGGAGTAAAAGAACTTTTCCCTGATGATTATGCTGCACTAAGGCATGATGAAGAAGTTCTTGGGTTCACACTGGATAACAAAAAGAATCTTGATGAATTTATCGGTGATACACAGTCTTGCGTGTGTTGGAAGGATAAAGCAGCAATACATTCAATACTTACTGGTGAGTTCAACACAGATGACATATACACAAATGATTGGAATTATCCTGTTGGTGCATTTCATGGTGCTGACGGTGGTTCATGTTAGAAAGAAGGTGGTTATGTGAAGAAAATAGTTGCAGCATGGATTGAACAGATTCTTGAATTTCCAACCAAACTTGAATATCTTGCGTACATAGAAAGCCTGAAAAAAGGCAAACCGCAAAAGTTCAAGGAAACATCATTTGAACAGTTGGAATCAGGGGTTGTTAGAATAACGATCAGGAAACAGTATAACAATAATGCGTTCCCTGATGATGAAAAGGAAGGTGAAAAATAAGATGATTAAAGGTAATTTATTAAGAGAAAAAATTGATGCTTGTGGTTTCAAATTGGTTTACGTTGCTAAACAGGTTGGGGTTTCTTATCAGGCGTTTTTGAAAAAACTCAACAATGAAACAGAGTTCAAAGCAAGTGAGGTAATGATCTTGAAAGAACTTCTTCATTTGACAGATGATGAAGTTATGGAGATTTTTTTTACCTAAAATGTGGATTGTCAGTCCACAATAAAGAAAGGATAGGTGATAAATTATGAAATTCAGCGAAAAGTTGAAACAGGCTATGCAGCAGTTAGGAATCAATCAGGCACAAGTTGTTGGATTGACCGGGAAAAGTAAGGGGTCAATCAGTATGTACCTGAATGACAAGACCACACCGTCAGAACAGGTTCAAAGTGATATTGCAGTATCACTTGGACTTAACCCTGACTATTTTGAACAGGAAGAAACCCCGGTGACATTCAAACCTTCCAAGTGTGAAGATGGCATCCCAACCTTGACGGTACATGAAGTTGCTAAGTTGATGCACAAACACACCAACACAATAGCACTTGGGTTACAACAGGGCGTTTTCCCTTGGGGGTATGCGATTCATACCAGTGAACACCGTTGGTCATATTTCATCAATGCAAAGCGTTTTGCAGAAATTGAAGGGGTGATCTGATGCCAAAGATTGAGTATAAAAGCATTAAGTTTCAGCAGAAAAGCCTTGAACTGATACGCCTTGTGAATCAGGTGGTTGAAGAATATCAGGCACAGGGATATGAACTGACACTTAGACAGGCATATTATCAGTTAGTTGCCCGTGGGTACATTCCCAACAATGAACGCAGTTATAAGAACATTGGAAATCTTATCAATGACGGCAGACTTGCCGGGTTGATTGACTGGTACAGTATCACGGACAGAACCCGCAACCTTAGAAGCAATAGTCACTGGGACAATCCGGCTGATGTGATTGCATCTGCAAGATACAGTTATCTGCTGAACAAGTGGGACGGTCAACCGAACTACGTTGAAGTGTGGGTTGAAAAGGATGCCTTAGTTGATATTGTGGGACAGGCTTGCAGACCACTTGACACACCATATTTTTCATGTAGGGGTTACACTTCACAGTCAGAAATGTGGTCAGCAGCACAGCGTTTCATTGGTCAAGATTACCGTGATAACCGGGTGATTATTCACTTAGGTGACCATGACCCAAGCGGTATTGATATGACAAGGGACATTCAGGAACGCTTGCAGATGTTCGGTGCTGATGTGTATGTGAAGCGTGTAGCACTGACCATGAATCAGATTGGTACATATAACCCGCCACCCAACCCGGCAAAGATCACTGACAGTAGAGCATCAAAGTATATTGATGAATACGGCAATGAATCTTGGGAATTGGATGCACTTGAACCACAGGTCATCACTGATCTGATAACCAATGAGGTTACAGCATTAAGAAATGATGAAATTTACCGTTCGGTATGTGATTTAGAAGAACGTGGGAAAGATGAACTTAAAATGATAGAACGCAACTATGACAAGGCTGTTGCATTTTTAGAAAGTGAGGAATAAACCATGAAAAAATATGAATTTACAGGAGAAACCAAAGAAATCAGATTATTATTCAGAACCGCCACACTGCACCGCATCCGTGCAACTGTTGCATTTGGCATTGTAGAAGTAGGTGACCTTGGTGGTTGGATTGAGAAAGAAGAAAATCTTTCCCATGAAGGAAAGGCTTGGGTTTGCGGTGATGCCAAGGTTTGGGGCAATGCCAAGGTTTGCGGTGATGCCAAGGTTTGCGGTGATGCCGAGGTTTGCGGTGATGCCAAGGTTTGGGGCAATGCCAAGGTTTGGGGCAATGCCAAGGTTTGCGGTGATGCCAAGGTTTGCGGTGATGCCGAGGTTTGCGGTGATGCCAAGGTTTGGGGCAATGCCAAGGTTTGGGGCAATGCCAAGGTTTGCGGTGATGCCAAGGTTTGCGGTGATGCCGAGGTTTGCGGTGATGCCAAGGTTTGGGGCAATGCCAAGGTTTGGGGCAATGCCAAGGTTTGCGGTGATGCCAAGGTTTGCGGTGATGCCAAGGTTTGCGGTGATGCCAAGGTTTGCGGTGATGCCAAGGTCTTTTCTGCAAGTCATGTGTTAGTGATTGGAGCAATCGGCAGCAGAAATGATTTCACTACATTCTATCGTGACAAGGACAATGAAATTACAGTCAAGTGTGGTTGTTTCCTTGGAAAGATTGATAGATTTCTTGAAAAGGTCACACAGACCCACGGTGATTCTAAATATGCCTTAGTTTACAGAGCAGCAGTTGAGGTTGCAAAGTTACAGATTGACCTTTCAGGTGAAGCACCAAAGGACGCTGATGAAGAATGAAAACTTTGAATTTCATGCCCCATCAGGAAGATGCACTGAACAGAACTGAACAGTTCAACCGTTGTGCTTATTATCTTGATATGGGACTGGGTAAGACCTTTGTGGGTGCTGAAAAAATGTATCTGCTGAATAATGCGGTGAATGTGGTCATCTGTCAGAAATCCAAGATAGATGACTGGGTTCAGCACTTCAAAGAATATTACCCAAGTGACCGTGTGATGAACCTGACCAAGAAAAGTGAAGCAATCAATTTCAGGACACTTGTTGATACCAAGGAATTATACAACAAGGATGTTCAGATTATAGGCGTTGTCAATTATGAAACTGCTTTTCGGCGGGATTGGTTGCTGAAACTTAAAGGGTTCACGCTGATGCTTGATGAAAGTTCACTGATAACCAATGAAACGGCACAACGGTCAAAGTTCATTCTGAAAATGCAGCCGGAAAGCGTGATTTTATTATCAGGAACACCAACAGCCGGAAAGTATGAAAGGTTGTGGTCACAGGTTCAGTTGCTTGGGTGGGATATTACAAAAAAGGCGTTTTGGTCATCATACGTTCAGACTGAATGGATTGAAAACGGTGATGGGTACAAGAAAGAAGTAATCACAGGATATAAGCACACGCAACACCTGAAAAAGAAACTTGCAGATCATGGGTGCATCTTTATGAAAACCGCTGATGTGATTAAACTGCCGGAACAGACTGAACAGAAGATATTCTTTAAGGCAACACAGGCGTACAAGTATTTCATTAAAAACAGTTATATCATGCTTGATACCTTGAATATGTGCAAGTTCAAAGATGATTCAGATTATTACGGCACGGATGTGACACCACGGGTTGAACTGGTCGGTGATAACAGCCTGACCAAGATGCTATATGCACGGCAGTTGTGCGGGCAGTGGCACAAGGAAAAACTGGAAGGTTTGCGGGACTTGGTTGAATCAACAGAAGATAGGCTGATTATATTCTACAACTTCACCGCAGAACTTGAAGCAATGCAGACAAAACTTACTGATCTAAACAGACCCTATTCAGTTGTGAACGGGTCAAAGAAGGACTTGACCGCATACGATCAGGCAGATGATTCAATCACATTCATACAGTATCAAGCCGGGGCAATGGGTGGTAATTATCAGAAAGCAAACAAGATTATTTATTTCACCTTGCCACTTGGCAAAGGGTCATGTGATATGTGGGAACAGTCAAAAAAGCGTATTCACCGCATAGGACAAGCCAAACCGTGCTTTTACTATTACTTACTGGTGAAGGGTACGGTTGAAGAAAAGAACCTTGCAGCATTGAAGGAAGGAAAGGAACTGACAGATGAATTATTCAAAAATACTTAACTGGATATTTGGAATCATGGCATTTATCGGTGTATTCCTGATAATTGGTGCAGTCGGTGCATCTGACTATGCGGTTGAAATGGGAATATATGAACCACTTACCGCACACCTGAAAGAATATATCATTGGTGCGATTCTGATGATTCCCGGAATCATTTATTTGAAAATCACGGAAAGGGGTGATGAAACATGAACTATTCAAAGAACCTTAGAAAGTCCGCAATGGCAAAGCGGGTCTTGATCTTGCTTGGTGTTGCCTTTTGTGTTGGGTTAGCTGTTGGGGGTGTGTCTGTATATGCCCTGAAAACTCATATAACCGCCGAGGACAAAGAGAAATCAATAGAACGCACACTTGAACGGGATAACACAGAAACCCTTGTATATGGGGCGTATGATGACAGAACATTCACACAGGAAATTTCCCTTGACTGGGGTGCGGGTGACTTAGATTTCACACCGCTTGACTGTAAGATGCCGGAAGAACAACAGGAATTTACATATTACCTTTGTACTGGGTACAACATTGATTTTACCCTTGTCATGGCACTGATTCAGAATGAAAGCAGTTTTGCCCCGTCAGTTGTTAGTGAAACCAATGATTACGGTTATATGCAGATCAATCAGGTCAATCACCAGTGGTTGACAGATACCCTTGGTGTTACGGATTTCACAGACCCGTATCAGAACATCAGGGCGGGCGTGTTCGTACTTAGAAAACTGTTTGAACGGTATCAAGATACCAACATGGTCTTGATGGCGTACAACATGGGTGAAGATGGTGCTGCCCGGTTGTGGGAAAAGGGCATCTATTCAACAGATTATACAGAAAAAATACTGAACTATCAGACACAGTTCAATGAACAGTTGGGTGGTGAATAAATGGCAGCAGAAAAGAATTTTGAAAATAAGGTCAAGGCGTTCCTGAAGGACACCGGGGCGTGGCTGCTGAAATACTGGGGTGGTGCTGCTTATACAAAAAGCGGTATTCCTGACCTGTTGGTTTGTTCAGACGGGTGTTTCCTTGGCATTGAAGTCAAAGCACCAAACGGTGAACCGTCACTGTTGCAGTTGGTCAACCTCAAAAAAATCAGAGAGTCAGGCGGGTATGGAATTTTGTTGTACCCCAAGGATTTTGAACAGTTCAAAATGTTCATTGCAAAAAAATCAGAACTTAACGCTTGGTATCTTTCCAACATTGAAGATCAGAAGCGTTGGGAAATAAAACTATCAAAATAAGGAGTGAAAGAGCATGGCAGCAAAAAAGAAAGCAGATGCAGCGGTTGAGAATACCGCAGAAGTAACACAGGAAACCGTTCAGGAAGAAATTGAACAGGTAGCAGCAGACAATGCAAAGGAACTTGACAATAAGAAGTATGTGGTTGACCACTTACTTTCAACCAAGCGTGAGGGAATGGAAGATCTGATTGCATACATGGAAGAAATCGGATTCTTTGAAGCACCTTGCAGCGGTGGAAATCATCTTGCGTGTCAGTTTGGTCTTGTTCATCATAGCAGAAATGTGATGATGGCAGCAGAAAACATTGGTTATGCACTTCTTGGCAAGGTCAAGTATGCAGAAATCCGTGATTCAGTCATCATTGCAGCAGCGTTACATGATCTTGGCAAGTGTGGTGATTATGGCAAGCAGATGTATGTGCCTAACATGATTAAGGACGGCAGACCTACCAAGGCAGAGCCGGAACAGAAATATAAACAGTCTGAAAGCAAGCCTTTCAAGCGTAACCCGGCACTTCTTCCACTTGACCACGCAACCCGCAGCATCAAGTTAGCAACTCTTTTCATTGACCTGACGGAAGATGAAGAATTTGCGATCAGATACCATGATGGTCTGTATGAATCAGCAAACTATGGTGTGAAGGGAAATGAAACCCCGTTATATTTGATTCTGCACTATGCTGATTTATGGTCAAGCAGAGTAACAGAAGGTAGCACAGATGAAGGTGGTGATGAATAATGGAACGTGACTATTTGGAATGGATAAACCGGGCATATAAGACCTTGGTTGACAATCAGGAAGTTCCCAAGATGGAATTGAAACTGATTGACGGTAAGATTTCAGTATATCGTTGTGGTGATGTCATCCGTGTGGATATTCACCGTGAAGAAACAAAGAGAAAGTGAGGAATTAAGATATGGCACAGATGCTTTTGATTATGGGTGAATCAGGTACAGGAAAAAGTACCAGTATGAGAAATTGCGATCCGGCAACAACCGCCGTTGTGAACCCGGTCGGTAAACCGTTACCGTTCAAGGGTAAGTTCACAATGCTGAACAGTGAAGTTGAATCACGCAAGATTTGCAAATTTATGAAGGAACAGGTAGCAGCCGGGAAGAAGCTGATTGTTGTTGATGACTTCCAGTATATTCTTTCAGTTCCGTACATGAACCGTATCAAAGAAAACGGTTGGGATAAGTGGAATGACTTCGGTGCGAACTACTTTGAAATCATTGAGGTATGCAAGGAACTTCCTGATGATGTGGTTGTTGCTTATATGACCCACACAGAAACCCTTGAAAATGGTGTTACTACTATTAAGCTGATCGGAAAGTTACTTCGTGAGAAGATCACCATTGAAGGACTTTTCACCATTGTACTTAGAACAGGTGTGAATGAAGGAAAATATTACTTCTACACACAGAACAGTGGCAAGGACACCGTGAAGTCACCTATGGGAATGTTCCCGGCATACGCCATTGACAATGACCTGAATTATGTAGCTGATAAAATCCGCAACTTCTATGAAGTCGGTGAGTATAAGACAGATGCAGAAATGGGTCAGGCTGATGCACAGGCTGCATCCGATCTTGAAAAGCCGGATGCAAACGGTAGACGGGCAAGGGGTGGAAAAAAGACCACAGCCACAGCAACACCGCCTACTACAACAGAAGATGCAGCACCAAAGACAGGCAGAACCGCCCGCAAGACACATGATGAAGTGGTGGCTGAAAATAATCAGAAAATGGCTGATTATATGGCAGAGCGTGACAAGGCTATTGATGCGGTTGCTGATGGGCGTGAAGAAATCCCGTTTGATGAAGCGTGTGCAGCAGCGGATTCTGTACCGCAGCCGGAACTTGAAACACCGCCAAGAAGAACCCGCAAGGAAAGAAAGTCTGCTGAACAGTCTGAACCTGTTCAGGACGGTACAACAAATACTGATTCTGAATCTGTCACACTGGATGCAGACACATACTTCTATGTTCCGGCTGATGATAACTATGTGATGAAGCACAAGGGTGACACGGTTGACCTGATTGTTGACGGTGTTGAGGTTATGAAGGTCATCAGTAAGGAAGAATTTGGTGAAGGTGTGAAGCGTTTAGCACAGGCAGACAACCCTAAGCCGGAAAATCCTATTGATGGGGCAATGAACCCGCCGGAGAAGGGCAGACGAACAAGAAGAAGTGCAGCACAGGCACAGCCTGATAATGCAGATACAACAGCGGATGAAACCCCGGCAGTAGATGAACAGCCGACTGGCAGAACCCGCAGAGTAAGAAAAACACGCTAAGAAAGTGAGGTAAAAGAATATGAACAATCCTTTTGGTTTACCTGATGAACTGTTTGGTGCAATTCTTGCATCTGCAATTACAGAAGGAATGAACACGGCAAGCAACCGTTCAATGAAGAACCCGCACCCGGTAGCACCTAAACAGGATGTACCGCCGGAAGATGGTGCAACTGCTGCAAAGAAAATCTATGATTCCTATGTAAAAGCAGGGTTCAATGAGATTCAGGCGTTTGAGTTGTTAAAGTTAGTATTAAGCAAATAAGAAAGGTTAAAAGGTGAAAAATTATGGCTATTGATTTCAGTGCATTTGATGAAAAGGTTGATTTACAGGAATTACAGAATGAGGTGCAGAACGCACCTGACAATGATTTTGCTGATGTGCCGGATGGTACATATATCATTAGTATTGAGAAGATGGAAATTAAGTTGACCAAGGCACAGGATAAGTTGATGTTTGCAGTTCAGGCAAAGATCAAGGAAGGTGAACAGGCAAACCGCATGATCTTCTTCAACCGTGTTATTTCCGGCAACAGTTCCGCAAAGTGGACGGACGGACAGGCAATCAAGTCTGTATGCACTTGGGTGAACAAGCTGATTGCAGAAGATGACACACCTGTTGAATTTGTGAACTATGCAGATTTTGCAGATCAGATTCTTGATGTATTCCAGTCCATTCAGGGTGCGATTGAAGTTGAGGTTGATTATAAGGCAGATGCTTTCAACCCTATCACAATCAAGGAAGTTTTTGACTGTTAAAAAATTTTGCTTGAGTGTGGATTGATAATCCACAATAATGTTATCAGGCGGTGGCGGGGTCACACCTTCCACCGCTATTTTCAGAAAGGGTGAATGTAGTGATATTTTATGACTTTGAGGTTTTCAAGGAAGATTGGCTTGCCGTTTTCATTGATGTGACCAAGAAAAAAGAATATGTGATAATCAATAACCCTGATGAATTAAAAGACTTATATGAAGCTAATAGCAAGGATATATGGGTAGGTTATAACAACCGCCACTATGACCAGTACATTATGAAAGGTATTCTGTTGGGAATGAATCCCAAAAGAATCAATGACTGGATAATTGTTGAAAAAAAGGAAGGGTGGCAATTTTCATCAGCGTTCAACAAAGTTCCAATGATTAACTATGATGTTATGCCGAACCCCCCGGTTGGTTTGAAAACACTGGAAGGTTTTCTTGGCAGCAATATCAAGGAAACGGATGTTGATTTTAGAATAAACAGGAAATTGACCAAGGAAGAAATTGAAATGACGGTTTTTTACTGTCGGCATGATGTGGAAGAAACCATCAAAGTATTCCTTGAAAAAATAGATGAATTTAATGCAATGCACGGTATCATTCAGGCTTTCCCGGACATTGTGAACCTGTCTGATATAGGGGACAGTGAAGCAAGAATCACCGCAAAGGTGCTTGGGTGTTCCCGCAGATCATTTGAAGATGAATTTGATTTCTACTTCTTGCCGTGCTTGCAACTGAAAAAATATAAATATGTTCAGGACTGGTTTGAACAGAAAAGACAGGAAGCCTTGTCAATGGACTTGGCACACATGGATAAATACTCAAAACGTACATGGTACAAAGAACAGGGTCTTGAAACCGTGGTTGCGGGTATTCCTCATTCATTCGGTTTTGGCGGTGTTCATGGGGCAACAGCCACACCAATTCATAAGACCGGGCAACTGCTGCACGTTGATGTAAACAATTACTACCCGTCAATGCTGATTGCTTGGGGACTGGTTACAAGGGCAGCAACCAATGACAATTACCCGTTGGTGTATAACACACGAAAAGCCATGAAGGAAAAACAGATTGCTGCAAAAAACGCCGGAAACAAGAAAGAAGTCAAGCGGTGGAAGAAAGCACAGTTGCCATATAAGAAGATGCTGAACGCCTTGTCAGGTGCAATGAAGGACGAAACCAATGCAGCGTATGACCCAAGAAATAATAACTGTATGTGCATCAATGGTCAGTTGATGTTGCTTGACCTGATTGAACACCTTGAAGTTGTACCGGGATTTGAACTGATTCAGTCCAACACGGACGGTCTTATTATTTGGATTCCTGACACAGATGAAGCCTTTGAAATGGTGGATGATATTTGTTGGGAGTGGGAACAGCGTTGTTCCACAGATCAGTGTTCAATTCTTCTTGAACTGGATAACATCAGTGAAATCTATCAGAAGGATGTGAACAATTACCTTTGGGTTGGTATTGACGGTGGGGTTGAAAGAATCGGTGCTTATGTGAAGGAACTTTCAGCGGTTGACAATGATCTGCCAATCCTGAATAAAGCACTGGTTGACTACATGGTCAAGAAAACCCCGGTTGAACAGACCATCAATCAGTGTGATGACCTGATTATGTTTCAGAAGATTGTCAAGTTATCAGACAAGTATGATTGGGTAGAACATGAGCATTGCACCCCGCTTGTCAGTCATATAGGCAAAAGAACAATCAAGACGGTATATGAATACCCTGACAAGGACAAATACACATATAAGTCATACAGGGTGTTTGCATCTAACGATCAGAAGGACGGAAGATTGCTGAAACGTAAACAGGTGAAAGCAAAGGGTGAAAAATTTGGTAATACACCTGACCACTGTTTCATTTTCAATGATTCAGTTGTTGGGGTAAAAACACCGCCTGAACTTGATAGGCAGTGGTACATAGATTTAGCAAAGAAACGCTTGAAACAATTTGGTGTTGTAGCGTAACACCGGGAAGGAAGGTTTTTATGGATTTAGAAATCAGATATGAAAATGGTTCAATGACTGTTCATCTTGAAGAATTTTTGAATATCCGCAGCATTACCAAAGTCAGGAAACTGCTGAAACTTATCAGAAGCAGTTTCAATCCGGAATGTGAACAGCAGATTAAAGAATTTGTTCAGGAACAGACTGAACAGTTTGAACAGGTTCAGAAGGAACACAGTATTTACATTGAAGGGTACACGCAAAAGGTCAAGTATGCAGAACAGCAGATCAGGCAGACAAAGCACTGTATTTCACAGATTCAGACGGGTGTTAAAAATTCGCAGCTTCTCCGGGATTCACACAGGAAGAACACAAAAGTTTGGAAGGATCGCAATGCTGATGTAAAAAAGTACAGGGAACGCCTGAAAGAACCAAGAAACACATTGAAGGAACAGAAGAAAGAACTGAAAGAGTTGAAATTTTTGTTGCGATCAAGGCAGCAGTCTTTTGACCGTAACATCAGGAATAAGGATTTTTATAAAAAGGTGTTAGAAAACATCACATAAGGTAGGTGATAAAAGATGCTTTACAAAGGTTATGTTGAAACCAAAGGCAAGGCAAGCATTGAAAAACTGAAAAACAGAACCACATGGAAAACCTATGATGAAGTGAAAAACCTGAACGGGTTCGGCGGGGTTTTGGCTGATGACACCATCCTTATTGACATTGATGATTCTGACCAATCTGAAATTCTGATGAACATTGTGGAAGAACTGCAACTTGACTGTAAAGTCCTTTGTACCAGTAGGGGAAAACACTTTCTTTTCAAGAATCATACTATTGCAAGGAACAGGACACACGTTCAGTTGGCGGTTGGTCTTACTGCTGATATAAAAGTCGGCAGTAAGTTATCCTATGAGGTTATCAAGATTGACGGTGAAGAAAGGTTTTGTGAATGGGACATTGAAGAAGGTGGAAAGTATCAGGAAGTTCCCAAGTGGTTGTTCCCGGTCAAGGCAACCGCAGACTTTGTTGATATGGATGCCGGGGACGGAAGGAATCAGGCACTTTTCAATTACATCCTGACCCTGACTGCAAATGATTTCACGGTTGAAGAAACCCGTGAGTGCATCCGCATCCTGAACAAGTTTGTTCTGAAACAACCGCTGTCAGATGATGAACTGGAAGTGATCTTGCGTGATGATGCTTTTCAAAAACCTGTTTTTTTCCTTGGCAGCACATTCCTGTTTGACAAGTTTGCAGTGTTTATGAAGAACACGGCACACGTCATCAAAATCAACGGGCAGTTGCATATATACAAAGATGGTGTGTATTTCAATGGGTATAAAGAAATTGAATCAAACATGATTCAGCACATCCCCAACCTGAAAAAGATGCAACGCCGGGAAGTTCTTGATTACATGGAATTGATCGTTGATGAAAAAGAACAGTCAGATGCAAACCTGATTGCTTTCAACAACGGTGTATATGACCTTGTGACCGGGGAACTGAAACCATTCAGTACGGACATTGTTATTACTAACAAGATTCCTTGGGACTACAAGCCGGATGCCTATTCTGAACTGGCAGATAATACACTGAACAAGTTAGCGTGTGGTGACGCAGCGATCAGGGCATTGTTGGAAGAATGTATTGGTTACTGCTTTTACAGAAGAAATGAGTTAGGCAAGGCGTTCATTCTGACAGGTGACAAGTCCAATGGTAAAAGTACATTTTTGGATTGTGTCAAAGCAATCCTTGGTGATCGGAACATTTCAGCACTTGACCTGAAAGAACTGGGGGACAGGTTCAATACTTCAATGATGTTCGGCAAACTGGCAAACATTGGTGATGATATTGGTGATGATTTCCTTCAAGGTTCACAGGTCAGTGTGTTCAAAAAAATAGTAACAGGTAACCGCATCAAGGCAGAGCGAAAAGGACAAGACCCATTTGAGTTCAACCCGTTCATCAAACTGTTATTCAGTGCCAATGATATTCCCCGTATGAAGGACAAGACCGGGGCGGTACTTAGGCGTTTGGTCATCATCCCGTTCAACGCCACGTTCAGCAAGGATGACCCTGATTATAGACCATTCATCAAGTATGAGTTGACACAACAGGATAGCATTGAATATCTTATCAGACTTGGTGTGGAAGGACTAAAAAGGGTAGTCATAAATAATGGATTCAGTAAGTCAGATAAGGTTCAGAATCAGTTGGATGAATATGAACAGGAAAACAACCCTATCCTTGCATTTATCAATGACACCGGGGTTGACATGATCGAAAATGAACCAACCAATGAGGTATACAAGCGGTATCAGGTATTTTGTGCAGACAACAGTATGCAGCCAATGTCAAACATTGTATTCAGCAAGCAGATCAATAAAAGGCTTGGGTTCAGAGTAATTCAGAAAAAAGTGAACAATAAAAATTGTAAGATATTTGTTTCATAGCAGAAAGGCAGGTGATTGAATGTGTCAGAAAAACTGCAAATATTGGAACTTTTTGGTGGCATAGGGTCACCAAGGGTTGCCCTTAGAAACATAGGTGTTTCAGTAAAATCTATTGATTATGTGGAAATTGATGAAAAGGCTGTCAGGTCATACAATGCAATGTTTGAACAAGAATCAGCATATACACCGCAGACAGTAGTAGGGTGGAATCTTCAACCTGATATTCTAATTCACGGGTCACCATGTCAGGATTTCAGCATTGCGGGGCATCAGGGAAAAGCAACGGCAGCAGACGGAAGAATAAACAAAGGAAAAGGTGCTGATGAAGGTTCAGGGACAAGATCATCCCTGATGTGGGAAACGGTACATATTATTGAACAGATGGGTGAGTGGAAACCAACTGTTGTGATATGGGAAAACGTAAAAAATGTTTTATCAAAGCACATGGTTCACAACTTCAACCGTTACCTGTCATATATGGAAAAGTTGGGTTATTCCAATAATTACAAAGTGTTAGACTGCCGTGATTATGGAATACCACAGGCACGGGAACGGTGTTTCACAGTATCAATTCTTGGTGACAATGCTTTTGATTTTGAACTGATGGAAAAAAGACCCATGAAGAACATTTCAAATTTTCTTGAATACGGTGATGTTCCTGATTGCTACTTGGTGACACAGCCAAGTGTTTATTCAGTAATTGGTAAGAAAGGAATCAGAAGGGCAACCATAATCAAAGATTATGTAAATACTATTACCACAAGACAGGATAGGACACCCGCACAGGTCATTGATCTTGGTGGTGGAAAATACAGATATTTGACAGAACTGGAATGTTGGCGGTTGATGGGGTATTCGGATGATGATTTTTATGCAGCAGAAGCAACTTGCAGAGTTGAACCGGGAAAAATGAACAGAACCTTATATCATCAGGCGGGTAATTCCATACCTGTACCGATATTTGAAAGTATGTTCAGTGCAATGCTGAACAGTGGGATTATAAGAAAGGAAGGTATCAATTAGTGAAAGGTGGAAGAAATCAGGAAGGATATGCAGACCCAACGGCAACTATTGCCGTTGGTAGAGTAGCAAAGGAAGAACGTGAACAGATTGAATGTGAAGCAGCAGACAAACGTGCCTATGATCTGATTAAGGTTTTGAAGTACATCATCAAAGGTGCGGGGTTTGAACTGACTGAACGTGTTCAGGTAAAAGATACCAAGACGGGAAGGGTTTACAGATGAATGAAATATTTACAGATACATTTGATAGGTGGACATGGTTTCCACAAATGAAACCTTGGGAACTGGAAGTAATGAGTTCCAACAAAAAGGTTCAGAGAATGAAAGACAGGCAAGATAGAAAGGTGAGGTTAAGAAATTATGGAAAATAAGATTTTGGAATTATTGGAACGAAAGGGCAGTGTATCAATGAATGATGATATTTTCCCATTGGTGGAAAAAGAATTTGAAGGTCAGGTGATTGGTACAGAACTTTATGAACTTGCACACCAATACATATCACAGTTGTTGTATGGGGTGCATACCGCCGGGGTTGCCGTGATTGCAGTTCCTAAGTTTGCAGCGGGTCAGCAGTTTGGTCAGATGGTTGTTGCTGATGTGATTTATACAAAGGTGAATGATACACCGTATGATTTTATGCAGTAGTTGCGGTTGGTAACTGTTGGTAACGGTTCACGGTAACTGTTGAAAGTCTTTATTTATGCGGTTTGTAACGGTAGTAACGGTTAAATGTAATTTTCTTATTATTTTTATATAAGTATTTTTTATGTATTTATAAAAAGTAAAAATATAGAGTATAAGGGTTTAACCGTTACCGTTACCAACCGTTACCGTCAGTATTTACAAGGCTTTCAAGGTATTTTTTGCCAATTTTCAACCGTTACCCAACCGATACCAAGGAAAGGATAGGTGAAAGTGATGAATAATAAGAAATTGACTGCACGGCGGTACTTAGAGCAGATACAGGAATTTGATATTTATATCAATCAGGACTTAGAACGCCTTGAAGAAATGAAAATCAATGCTTGCAGTACAGGGGCAATAGATTATTCCAAGGATAGAGTGCAGACAAGTCCGTCAGGTGATACACTTTGCAAACAGGTAACAAATTATGTTGCTTTCAATGATAAAATCAATGCAGAAATTGACAGTTTTGCAGATGCTAAGGAACAAATCATCAAAGAAATCAGAGGTTTGCGTGATAAAAATTATGTTCAGGTGTTGTATAAAGTGTATGTTCAGTACAAGACAGTGAAACAGGCATCCAAGGAAATGAAAAAGTGCTATAATTACACGGTTGAACTGCATAACAAGGCACTTGCAGCGTTTGAAAAAACTTATCAAAACTTACATTATTTGATGTAATCGGTTATAATCTGACGATTGACAAACGGGTACAAGACAATTATGATAAACTTGCAAAAACTGGGTTGCAGATAATTCTTATGAATTATCTGCAATTTATTTTTTACTGCCGATATTTGCACCCTGAAATGTAATGTTTCAGGGATTTTTTATTGCAAAAATACATGAAAGGGGTGTTGTTTGATGGCAAAAACGGCAAAATTAACTGAAAAACAGCAGCGTTTTGTTGAAGAATACCTGATTGACCTGAATGCAACACAAGCAGCCATTCGTGCGGGTTATTCGGCAAAAACAGCAGATCAGCAAGGTTCAAGGATGTTGGCAAATGTCAAGGTTCAACAGGCAATTAGTGTTGCAATGGCAGAACGCAGCAAAAGAACAGGAATCAATCAGGACAGGGTTGTTTTAGAACTTGCCCGCATTGCTTTTGTGAAGATGACAGACCTTGTTGATAGTCACGGAAGAATCAAAGACAATGCAACTGATGATGACCTTGCCTGTATTGAATCCGTGAAATATAAACAGTCTGAATCAGAAACCGGGTCAAGTGTTGAAAGGGAAGTGAAGATTTCACCAAAGCTGAAAGCACTTGAATTACTTGGTAAGCATTTGGGTATGTGGAATGACAAGATTGATGTGAATATCACACAGCCTATTGTTATCACTGGTGAAGATGCCCTTGAAGATTAGGCGGTGATTGCCTATGGTAAAGAACCGCATTTCTTCACAATATGTTTTTGGGTATCAGAAATTTATCCTGTACCCGGAAGATTACAAGACTACAAAGTCCGGCAAGAAGAAAGTGCTGCTGCCTGAACTGGTTGGTAAGGGTTACGGTACTTTTTGGCGTTGGAAAGGTAGATATAGGGTATGCAAGGGTAGCCGTGCATCCAAGAAATCAAAAACAACTGCCCTTTGGTACATCACCAATATGATGAAGTACCCACAGGCAAATACCCTTGTGGTCAGAAAGACTTTCAGAACCCTGAAAGATTCCTGTTTCACAGAATTGAAGTGGGCGATTCACCGCCTTGGCGTTGATGCCTTTTGGGAAATCAAAGAATCACCACTTGAAATGACCTACAAACCGACAGGTCAAAAGATTTATTTCAGGGGACTGGATGACCCCCTGAAAGTAACATCAATAACCGTTGATATTGGTTGCTTGTGTTGGATGTGGATTGAAGAAGCGTATGAAATCAGTTCAGAAGATGATTTCAATATGCTTGATGAATCAATCCGTGGTGCTGTTCCTGACGGTTCAGGACTGTTCAAGCAAATAACCCTTACACTGAACCCGTGGAATGAACACCACTGGATAAAGAAGCGGTTTTTTGATAACACGGATGATGAAACCCTTGCAATGACCACCAATTACAAGTGCAATGAATGGTTGGATAAGGCAGACTTAAAAGTCTTTGAAACCATGAAGAAGCAAAACCCAAGGCGTTACAAAGTGGCGGGTCTTGGTGATTGGGGTATTGTAGACGGTCTTGTCTATGAGAATTGGGAAGAAAAGGCGTTCAGTGTTGATGAAGTCAAGAAAATTGCCGGGGTCAAGTCTGTATTCGGTCTTGACTTTGGTTATACAAATGACCCGTCAGCACTGTTTTGTGGTCTGATAGATCAGTCAAGCAAGACCATTTGGGTCTTTGATGAAATGTATCAGCCGGGTATGAGTAATGAAGCCATTGCCGAACAGGTTCAGCGGATGGGATATGTGAAAGAGAAGATCACAGCCGATTCAGCAGAACCAAAGAGCATTGACCGCTTGCGTGAACTGGGTCTGAAAGGAATCAGGAAAGCAAGGAAGGGCAAGGACAGCATCAACAACGGCATTGACTTCATTCAGGACTATCACATTATCATTCACCCAAGATGCGTGAATTTCATCACAGAGATCAGCAACTATCAATGGGACAAGGATGCCAAGACAGGCAAGAAACTGAACCGTCCTATTGATGATTTCAACCACCTGATGGATGCAATGCGTTATGCGATTGAACAGATGGCAAAGGGTGATGCCTTTAGTTTTGATTAAGCAATTACCGGGTAGAATACACGGTGTCAGCAGCCGTTTCTTTTTGGACGGTAGGAAAAGGTTATCAAATGCTTACTCCGGGGCGGTTGCAATCGGTGACCGCCTATGACACCTGTATAACTACTTTTTGAGATATTAGAAACAAATTAGTAACACATACCCTTGGAAACATAGTGTTTTCAGGGGTTTTGATTTTATTATGCAATGAAAGGGGTGAATTGAACCGTGTTCAGTTCCTTTGTGGATGCAATCACATTAAAACTTAGCAATTTCATATTGCAAGGGGCAAAGGCACACATGACCAACTTGGAATTTCTTGAAAAGGAAATTGCAGCATGGAAGTGTTCACCCCGTAGAATGATGCAGATAAAAGGATTTTTGTACTATGACGGTGACCATGATGTAATTCACCGCAAGCGTACAATGATCGGTGAAGGTGGGGAACTTGAAGTTGTTGAGAACCTACCAAACAACAGAATTGTTGATAACCAGTATGCAAAGATGGTCAATCAGAAAGCCAATTATCTGTTTGGTAAGCCGTTCACACTAAGCGGTGAAAACACTGCATATATTGAACTGCTGAAAAAGATATTTGACAAGAAGTTCATGCGAACATTGAAAAGTGCGGGCAAGGCTGCATATAACGGCGGTATTGCTTGGCTATATCCATACTACAATGAACGGGGTGAATTTGCTTTCAGGCTTTTCCCCGCTTATGAGATTTTGCCATTTTGGAAAGATTCTGAACATACTGAACTTGATTTCTTCATCCGGCATTATGTGACGGTTGCCTATGACGGCAATCAAAGGAAGTTCATTGAAAAGGTTGAATTGTATGATCTGAATGGTGTTCACCTGTTCATTCTTGATGGCGGGAAACTGATTCCTGACATTGTGAACAATGAAACCGCAGACTTCCCACACGTTACAATGACGGATGCTGCCGGAAATGTTCAAGTGTTCAACTGGCAGCGTGTTCCCCTGATTCCATTGAAAGCCAATGAACAGGAAACACCGCTGATTAAGAAAGTCAAGTCATTACAGGATGGTATCAATGTGATGCTGTCTGACTTTGAAAATAATATGCAAGAAGATGCCCGGAACACCATTTTGGTATTGAAGAACTATGACGGTACTAATTTAGGTGAGTTTAGGAAGAACCTTGCAACCTATGGTGCAGTAAAGGTCAGATATGACGGTGACACCAAGGGCGGGGTTGAAACCCTTGAAATCACAGTCAATGCAGAGAATTACAAGACCATTGTGGAAATCTTCAAGAAAGCCTTGATTGAGAACGCAATGGGTTATGATGCCAAGGATGACAGACTTTCCGGCAATCCTAATCAGATGAACATTCAGTCAATGTACTCTGACATTGATACAGATGCCAATGATACGGAATCAGAAGCACAGGCAACAATGGATGATGTACTTTGGTTTGTCAACTGCCACCTTGCCAATACGGGACAGGGTGATTTTGAAGGTGAAGAAGATGGGGTTGATGTGGTATTCAACCGTGATATGCTGATGAATGAATCAGATATTATTGATAACTGTCAGAAGTCACAGGGAATCATTTCTGATGAAACAATCATCAGTATGCACCCTTGGGTAGATGACCCGCAACTTGAAATGGAACGCCTGAAAAAGCAGAAGGAAGAAGCACAGAAAGAAATGCTTGCACAGTATGACCCATTTGGTACACAGAACCAAAACGGTGACGGTGCAGATGATGACCCTGACAATAAAGGTGACCCGTCACAGGGAAGTCAGGGCGGTGAAGTAGATGAATAACGGTGAATACTGGCAGAAGCGTTTTGAACTGCTTGAACAGGCTGCACACCAACAGGGGGTTCAGTGCTATGCGGATATTGAAAAACAATACCGACAGGCACAAAAGCAACTTGAAGGTCAGATTGCTGCATGGTATCAGCGTTTTGCATCGAACAATGGGGTAACCCTTGCAGAAGCAAAGCGGATGTTGAACGCAAAGGAACTTGCTGAACTGAAATGGGATGTGAACCAGTACATTCAGTACGGTCAGGAAAATGCGATCAACGGTACTTGGGTCAAGCAGCTTGAAAACGCATCTGCAAGATTCCATATCAGCAGACTTGAAGCCTTGAAGTTGCAGACCCAACAGAGCATTGAAGTCATGTTTGGAAACCAACTTGACAGCATTGACAATACAATGCGGAATGTTTACAAGTCCGGCTATTATCACACAGTCTATGAAATTCAGAAGGGCGTGGGTGTTGGTTGGGACTTTTCCGCACTGGATGACAAGCAGATCAGCAAAGTCATCAATAAGCCTTGGGCGGTTGACGGCAAGAATTTCAGTGAAAGGATATGGGGCAACCGTCAGAAGTTGGTCAATGAACTGAACAACACCCTGACACAGAACATCATCTTGGGAAAAGACCCACAGAAAGCCATTGATGAAATTGCCCGGAAGATGAACACTTCCAAGACCAACGCCGGGCGGTTGGTAATGACAGAAGAAGCCTTTTTCAGTTCCGCAGCACAAAAGGACTGCTTCACTGAACTGGATGTTGAACAGTTTGAGATTGTGGCAACACTGGATTCCCACACTTCGGATATATGCCGGGGTATGGACGGCAAGCATTTCCCTATGTCTGAATGGAAGGTTGGTGTGACTGCACCGCCGTTTCATGTTCATTGCCGTTCAACCACAGTACCATATTTTGATGATGAATTTGATGCTGTTGGTGAACGTGCTGCACGGGATGAAGAAACAGGCAAGACCTACTTTGTACCGGGCAATATGACCTATAAGGAATGGGAAAAGGCATTTGTCAATGGTGATAAGTCAGACTTGCAAGCAGTCAACAGTGATGATACAATCAAAGAAAAAGAACCAAGTGAAGCATTTCAACAGATTCAGAAAGCGTGTGAAGCGGACAAGGTTGAACACAGACCTGTTCAGAAACTTTCACAGCCGTTGTCATCTGATGAAATCATTGAAAGGCTTGCGGGTGGAGATATGACCAAGGGTTCATGTTCTTCACTGGCTTTTGCATACATTGGAAACAGGAACGGGCTTGATGTTCTTGATTTCAGGGGTGGCAGTAGTCAGTATGTATTTTCTATGAACAGTAACATTAAGAAAATACTGGAATTACCGGGTGTGAATGGTTCAATCACAATGGTCAAGAAAGAGATTTCAGGAACAATGGAAGTCCTGAATAACCTTGTCTTGAATAAAGAATACTATCTTGCAACTGGTAAACACGCAGCCATTGTCAGACGGGTTGACAGCGGTGTTGAATACTTGGAACTTCAATCAAAATTTCAGAACGGGTGGATGCCATTTGACCGTTATGGTTCAATGGCTGCAACACTGAATAAGCGTTTTGGATGTAGGAAAACAGTTGATAAGCAATTCGGCAAGGTTTGGGAAAAATCGGTTGTTCTTATGGATGTTGAATCATTCAATGAAAATACTGAATTTGAACAAATTCTTGGGTATATAAATACCGCAATAGAAAGTCAGAAGAAAGGGGTGACGGGTGATGTCAAGTAACTGGTACAAGAACAATGAAACAGATCAGATTTGGTGGAAAGATACACCTGATTCAGTCGGTAAATGGCTGTTCAGTTTTGACAAAAAGCAAGTGTTCAATATGTTTGCTGATTATCCGCACAACCTAACACCTGAACAGAAAAAAATATTTGATGAAGAAAATCCTGAATGGTGTGAGTTCTTCAAAGATAGAGTATAGAAAGCACGGTCAAATAGCCGTGCTTTTTTCATACCTTAACAAGTTATCAATAGACCTGTAATAATTGCTATATGGCTGTTATATGAGGTCAGAAAGGGGGATAAAAGGCACATGAAAACATACACAATGAGAAAGGCATGGTGATCCTGATTATCTCCCGGCTACTGGGTCAAGTAGCACATAGAAAAGGCATCCGGCAACGGGTGTCTTTTTTCTTGCGGGTTGTCAAGCGTAAACCGAACAAAACCAATCAATCATGTGGGAGTAACCCCGTATAAAAACGTATTTGAAAGGATGGTATAGAAATGACAAGAAAACAGTTAGAGGATTTAGGACTTACCAAGGAACAGGCTGATTCAGTAATGAAAATCAATGGTGATGACATTGAGAACGCAAAGGGTACTGCTTCAACAGAAATCAAGAACTTGCAGACAGAGGTTGAAGGACTGAAAACACAGGTCGGTGACCGTGACAAGCAGTTAGAAACCCTGAAAGCATCTGCCGGGGACAACGCTGATCTGAAAAAGAAGATTGAGGACTTACAGACTGAAAATGCCACTGCCAAGGCAACCCATGAATCTGAACTGAACCAGTTGAAAATTGATTTTGCGGTTGAAAAGGCACTTACTGGTGCAAAGGCAAAGAACATCAAAGCTGTCAAAGCCTTACTTGAACTTGGAGAAGCCAAACTTGACAAGGACGGAAATGTCAAGGGGCTGGATGAACAGATCGAGAAGTTAAGAAGTGGTGATGACACCAAGTTCCTGTTTGAAGCACAGAAGCAGCAGAAACAGCAGCAGAATTTCAAAGGTTTTCAGCCGGGAGCATCAGGGGAAAAGAAACCGGGTGAGGGTGAAACGGTCGATTTCTCAAAAATGAGTTATGACGAACTTACCGCTTACATGGAAGCAAACCCGGATGCACAGATTTAATTTGATGAAAGGAAGGTAATCGAAACATGGCAAAATTTGATGCTAAAAGTTTTAATGAAAAGGCGTTCGGTAAGTACATGAGTGCTATTCCGAACGTGAAACTGAACAAGTTACGTGAATCCCGTGCAATCGTTGGTGATGCAAGATTACGTGACACTTTTGTGAATAACTCACAGACTGGCACTGTTTACGCAGTGTTACCGTTCTTTGGTCTGCTTTCCGGCACACCACAGAACTATGATGGTGTTGACAATGTTACACCGGGCAAGACTGACACCTATGAACAGGGTGTTTTCACCTATGGCAGAATGAACGGTTGGACAGAAGCAGATTTCAGTTATGATGTAACTGGTGGTACTGACTTCATGGCAAACGTAAGAAATCAGATCAATGACTACTGGAACGGTGTAGATCAGGATGTTATCCTTGCAATCTTAGAAGGTGTCTTTGGAATGAAGGACACTGGTGCGGGTGACATTAAGAAAGCCAATGCAGCGTTCGTTGAAGCACACACCTATAACATTGCACAGGCGGGTGCTGAACATACTGATGATACTATGAAGATGGATGCAACAACCCTGAACAGTGCAATTCAGAAGGCTTGCGGTGACAACAAGCAGAAGTTCAAGTTGGTTTACTGTCACAGTGCAGTTGCTACTAACCTTGAAAACCTGAAACTGCTTGCATACTTAAAGTACACAGATGCACAGGGCATTGAGCGTGATCTTGAAATGGGTACTTGGAACGGCAGACTGGTCATCATTGATGATTCTTTACCTACTAAGGTTGTTGAAGCTGTTGCAGAGGACACAGGAAAGGGAATCAAGGCACAGGATGCTTATACAGAGTACACAACTTATATCCTTGGTGAAGGTGCTATTGGATTTGAAGATGTGGGTGCAAAAGTGCCTTATGAAATGGTGCGTGATGCTAAGACAAGGGGCGGTGAGGACACACTTATTTCCCGTAAACGTCACGCTGTTTCTGTTTCAGGTGTTTCTTATCTCAAGGCAGATCAGAAAACCAATTCCCCTACCAATGCAGAATTAAAGACTGGTAAGAACTGGTCACTGGTTGCATCTGATACCAAGGCTATTGAGCATAAGGCAGTACCTATTGCCCGTATCATTTCCCGTGGATAATTTCTGATCTGAAAGGATGGTTGCAATGTTTGATACTGATACAGTAAAAGAACGGTTGAAATCATTCGGTTATGAGGTCAAGGCAGATGATGAATTTGCCTTGACCTTTTGCGTTGAGAAAGTACGCAGCACAATCAAGAATGAAATCAACTGGAATGATGTGCCGGAAGGACTGGAACACATTGCCGTTGATATGGCGGTGGGTGAATTTCTTCTTTCCAAGAAAACCTTTGCACCTGATGACCTTACCGGGTTTGATTTAGAATATGCTGTCAAGCAGATTCAGACAGGGGACACCAACACGGTTTTTGCAACTGGTGAAGGTTCAATGACCCCTGAACAAAGACTGACTTCTTTCATCAATTACCTTTTATCCTATGGAAAGGCTGAATTTAATTCATTCAGGCGTATCAGATGGTAAAACAGATTCAGGCAGCACAAAAGGCTGCAAGGAAAGCCATTGAAGCAACCTATTTTGGTACTTTGACGGTGACAGAACTGCAAAAGGTAAAAAATGAGAAGTCAAAACTTATGGAAGAATCAGAGGTTGTAGTCTTACAAGACCAACCGTGCAGATTATCTTTTGAAAAACTGCAAACAGCAATTCAGTCAGAATCAGCAGCAACGATCACGCAAAGCACAAAGTTGTTTGTTTCCCCGGATGTAACCATCAAGGCGGGGTCAAAACTGACAGTAACACAGGGCAATGTGACCACGGACTACACCCGCAGCGGTGTCCCTTCCACATATCCAACGCATCAGGAAATCACACTTGAACTGTTCAAGGAATATGCGTAAATGGGTAAAATGGGAAGATTTGACTGCAAAGGTCTGAAAGACTTTCAGCAGCAGTTGGGAAAGTTGCAAAATCCTGATGACTTTGTGGAATCGTGTGCAAAGGAACTTGCTGCCCGGTTGCTTCGCATGGTGGTCAAAAGAACACCTGTCGGACAGTACCCGGCAAGTTCAGGAAAAAAGGGCGGTACATTAATGCGTGGTTGGACTGGTGAAAAACGTGCATCAGCACAAGGGTATGCAGACAGCCTGACGGTGAATCATTTTGGTGACACCTATGTCATTGAAATTGTGAACCCGGTTGAATACGCATCTTATGTTGAGTACGGACACAGGACAGCCAATCATTCAGGATGGGTCAAGGGTCAGTTTATGATGACCATATCTGAACAGGAATTACAGAGAATTGCCCCAAAGGTGCTTGAAAACAAAATCAAGAAATATTTAGGGGGACTTGGTAAATGATAAATTCAATAGTTGAAGCAATCAGTTGTTCCCTGAACAAAGAATTTGGGGATGATTATGAAATCCACAATGAAGAAATCAAGCAAGGTTTGAAAGAGCCTTGTTTTTTTATTGCTTGCTTGAACCCAAACAACAACCTTTTCCTTGGCAAACGGTATGAACGTACCAATCAGTTCTGCATCCAGTATTTCCCACAGTCTGCAAAGAAGCAGCGGGAATGTGCTGATGTGGCTGAAAGAATGTATGACTGTTTGGAGTATATCACAACAGACGGTGATACCAAGCCAATCAGAGGTTCAAAAATGAATCATCAGGTGGTTGACGGTGTTCTGAATTTTTTTGTCAATTATGACTTTTTCACGGTCAAGACGGAAGAACAGACACCAATGGAAACTATGACGGCAAGCACGGATGTGAAGGAAGGTGGTTGATTATGGCAGCAAAAAAGACAGCAACGGGAACTGCTGCAAGGTCTGAACAGACTGAACCAATGTTCAGCAAGGAACAGATTCTTGCATCTGCCCGTTTTGCAAACAGAAGGGACTTGGTGGATGCCCTTCTTGATGAAGATAAAAGTTACACCATGAAAACTGTTGACAATTTAGTTGAAAAATACATGAAAGGACAGGTGAAATAGTATGGCTTTAGGTGGTGGTACATTTACCTCACAGAACAAAGAACTTCCCGGTGCTTATATCAACTTTGTATCAGCTGCATCCGCATCTGCTGCACTGTCTGATAGAGGTATTGCAACAATGCCCCTTGAACTTGACTGGGGTGTTGAAGGGGAAGTTTTTGAAGTAACCAATGAAGATTTTCAGAAGAACAGCCTGAAACTTTTTGGTTATGCCTTTGACAGTTCTAAGATGCTTGGTCTTAATGATCTGTTCATGGGTGCAAAGACCTTATACGCATACCGTCTGAACGGCGGTGGTGATAAGGCAGCGAACACATACGCAACTGCAAAGTATTGTGGTGTTCGTGGTAACGATTTGAAGATCGTGATTCAGAAAAATGCAGATGATGCAAGCAAGTATGATGTTACAACCTACTTCGGTACGGTCAAGGTTGACACACAGACAGTTGCCAAGGCTGCTGATCTTGTGGCAAACGATTATGTAACATTCAAGGCTGCTGACCTTGCTGTCACAGCCGGAACACCTTTGACTGGTGGAACAAACGGAACAGTGGACGGTACTGCACATCAGGCTTACTTGGATAAGATTGAATCATACACCTACAACACAATGGGCGTTGTGGTTACTGATGACGTTACCAAGAAGTTATATGTGGCGTTCAATAAGCGTTTGCGTGATGAACTTGGTATCAAGTTCCAGTTGGTTGTTTACAACCTTGCTGCTGATTATATGGGCGTTATCAGTGTGAAAAACAAGGTAACAGATGCCGGATGGTCAGAAGCAGCACTTGTGTACTGGGTAACTGGTGCAGAAAGCGGTTGTGCGGTCAATAAGTCTTGTCAGAACAAGAAATATGACGGCGGTTTCACCGTTGATACCAATTACACACAGAATGAGTTAAAAGCAGCAATCAAGGCGGGGGAGTTCACTTTTCATAAGGTCAACGGCGTTGTCCGTGTGCTTGAAGATATTAACTCTATGGTGACCACTTCGGACACTTGCGGGGATGTATTCAAGGACAATCAGACGATCAGAGTTATTGACCAGTTGGGAAATGATGATGCAGTTCTTTTCAACACTAAGTATCTTGGTGTTGTTCCAAACAATGCATCAGGCAGAACTTCCCTTTGGTCTGACTTGGTGAAAATCCGTACACAGTTACAGGAACTTGGTGCTATTGAAGGGTTCACTGATTCTGATGTTACGGTTGCACAGGGCGATTCCAAAAAGGCGGTTGTGATTACATCAGCAATCACCGTTGTGAACGCTATGGGTAAACTCTATGAAACGGTTACGGTTGCGTAAGAAAGGGGTGAAATAAAATGCCGAATGTAACAATGAAAGCAAGGGACACTATTGCAGCAAAACTTGCTGAATGTTTTATCACAATCGGAAGTAGAAGATACAACTTCATGCAGATGATTGATATGGAAGCAAAGGTTGAGAAAACCAAGACTACTGTTCCCCGCCTTGGTGCAATCATGGCGGGTCATAAGTCATGCGGTATGGAAGGTACTTTTTCCGGCACAGCACACTATAACCAGTCAGTTCTTCGTCAGGCATTACTTGACTATAAGAACACTGGTGAGGATGTGTATTTTGAAATGCAGATCACCAATGATGACCCAACCAGTGATGCAGGCAGACAGACGATCATTTTCTATGACTGCAACACTGACGGCGGTGTGTTAGCAAAATTTGATGCTGACGGGGAATACCTTGATGAAGAGATTGAAGGAACATTTGAGGACTTCTCAATGCCTGAATCTTTTGCAAACCTCACGGGTTTTCTTACTAACTAAGTAACAGAACCCCTTGTGTGGCTTTTATATAAGGTCATATAAGGGGTTTTTTCTATTCTTTGATAAACAGAAGGGAGAACAACAAAATGTCAAAATTTAGTGCATTTATGAAAGCGAATAAAAAGGTAAAGGAAAATGAAAAGTTTGCACCTACTGCTTCACTTCTTGGTTCAGACGGAACACCTGTCAGATGGGAGTTCAGACACATCAGTTCCAAGGAAAATGAAGAACTTCGTGATGCAAATACCATTGAAGTTCAGGTGACAGGCAAGCCGAACTTATTCAGACCGAAACTGATTACTTCAAAGTATCTTATGGCAATGATCGTGAAGTCAACGGTATTTCCTGACCTTTACGATAAAGAGTTACAGGACAGTTACGGTGTAATGACCCCGGAAGATTTAGTCTATGCAATGGTGGATGATGCCGGGGAAATGCAGGACTTCCAGTTATGGATGCAGAAGTTTCAGGGATTTACCAAGTCACTTGATGAAAAGGTTGATGAAGCAAAAAACTAATTGAAGAAGGGGATGGTGAAGCAAATTATGCTTACTATGCCCTTCTAAAACTTCACATTCTTCCATCAGTGTTCTTGGCTATGGATGAACAGGAAAAAGCCTTTGTGATTGCTTCAATCAAGTTGAAAGCAGAGCATGACAAGAAGGAAAAGAAAAAGGCAGAAGCAAGGGCAAAGAAAAAACACTAAGAAAGGACGGTGAAACAGGTGTCATCTATTCAGACAGGTATTGAACTTAATGACCAATTCAGCGGAGTGTTGAACAACATCATCAGTTCAGTGAACCTTGCCGTGTCTGCAATGTATGATATGCAGCAGTCAATGAACGCTGATATTGATACAAGCAGTATTGAAGGTGCAAGGGATGAAATCAATCAGGCAACCGCTGCCATTGAAGCAATGAATCAGGCAGCAAGCCGACAGACCGCACCTGATATTGCACCGCCTGTTGTGGATGGTGGAAATCAAGAACCGATTCCTGTACCTGTTGACCCGGTACTTCCTGACCCTTTGGTTGAAAATCCTGAACCAATCAGACCTGAAATTCAGCCAAACGCACCGCCTGACCCTGTCAACGTACCTATTCAGTGGGAAACTGACGGGATGGATGTGTTCACAGGAACAGGTGTTGAACGATTTCAGCAAGAAGTTCAGAGTGCAAACGATATGTTGAACACACTGAACACCACACAGGCAAGGATTTCACAGACCGCACAGGGAATGGATATACTGCCAGATGCAGCAGTTCAGGATATGAACACTATGCAACAGCGGTTATCTGCAATTCAGCAGCGGATTCAGCAGATTGAGAACAACCCGGTAAATGTTGGGGCAGACAATGCAAATGCAGAACTGGAACAGTTGCGTATGCAGTTGAATCAGGCTATTCAGGAACAAAATTCACTGAATCAGGCAATGCAGAATATGGATGTTTCTGCTGCCAATGATGCCTATTTACGTTTGTCACAGACTGTTGGCAACACAGAAAGGTACATCCGTGACAATGTGGATGAACAGGGGCGTTTCAATCAGGAAATTTCAGCCGGAACACAACAGGCAAATGAACTGACCAATACCATCAAGCGGGCGGTTGCAGCCTATGTCAGTATTCAGACAGTTGGGAAAGCACTGAACATTTCAGACGAACTTGTTCAGACAACATCCCGTTTGAACATGATGAATGACGGGGTTCAGACAACCGCTGAACTTGTCAACATGGTATATGCAGCAGCACAGGATGCAAGGGGTTCATTCAGTCAGATGGCTGATGTTGTTGCCCGTTTTGGTAACAACGCAAAGGATGCGTTCAGCAGTTCAGAAGAAGTTGTTGCTTTTGCTGATCTGATTCAAAAACAGATGACGATTGCCGGGGCAAGCACCCAAGAAGCAGCAAATGCAGAATTGCAGTTATCACAGGCACTTGGTTCAGGTGTCCTTCGTGGTGATGAATTGAACAGTATCTTTGAACAAGCACCTAACCTGATTCAGAACATTGCGGACTATCTTGATGTTCCAATCGGTAAGATCAGAGAAATGGCAGCGGATGGGGAACTTTCCGCTGATGTAGTCAAGGCAGCAATCTTTTCTGCTGCTGATGACATTAACAGCAAATTCAATGAAATGCCTATGACTTGGGGGCAGATATGGCAGTCAATGCAGAACACCGCACTGATTGCATTTCAGCCTGTTCTTCAAAGACTGAACGATTTAGCCAATAGTGAAGCATTTCAGACTTTCATTCAGGGTGCTATTGAAGCAATGGCAACCCTTGCGAATATCCTTCTGAATATTTTTGAACTGGTCGGAACTGTCGGCGGGTTCATTGCGGATAATTGGTCTGTTATCAGTCCAATCATTTACGGTGTCATTGCTGCACTGGCTGTATATGCAGCATACCTTGGCATTGTGAAGGGAATAGAAATTGCATCCGCAGCTGCAACAGCAATTCATTCAGTGGCAATGTCTGCAAAAATCGGTGTTATGGCAGCACTTACAGGTCAGACAATGGCTGCAACTGCTGCACAGATGGGTTATAACGGTGCATTGTATGCGTGTCCTGTCGTTTGGATTATCGTGCTGATTATTGCATTGATTGCGGTAATTATGGCGGTATGTTCAGCAATAGCAAAAATGACAGGTATTGCAAATTCAGGGTTCGGTGTGATTACTGGTGGTGTGAACGTAGTGATTCAGTTCTTCAAGAATTTGGGTCTAACCGTGGCAAACATTGCCTTGGGTATCGGAAACGCCATTGCAGCACTTGCATCCAATATGATGACGGCATTTCACAATGCAATCTGTTCTGTTCAGTCATGGTTTTACAACCTGTTAAGTACGGCACTTTCAGTCATTGAAGGTATTTGTTCAGCACTGAATAAGTTACCGTTTGTTGAATTTGACTATTCAGGCATTTCATCCGCAGCGGATGACTATGCAGCCAAAGCAAGTGAAGCAGCCGGAAACAAAGAAGATTACCAGTCAATCAGTGATGCGTTCAATGAAGGTTTTACAACCTTTGATGCATTTCAGGACGGTTGGGCATCAGATGCGTTCAATGCGGGTGCGGCATGGGGTGACGGTATTGCTGATAAGGTTTCAAACTTTAGTCTGTCGGATGTATTCGGTCAGACAGATATTCCTAATGTGGGTGATTACACATCAGGGTTCAATGATGCAATAGCAAATTCAGGCGTGGGTGACAGCATTGGAAACATTGACGATAACACAGGCAAAATCAAGGATTCTTTGGATGTTACAGAAGAAGATTTGAAGTATTTGCGTGACATTGCGGAACAAGAATCAATTAACAGATTCACAACCGCAGAAGTAACTATCAACCAAACAAACAACAATAATGTTTCATCTGATACTGACCTTGATGGCTTTATCACTGCATTAGATGATGCAATGGGTGAAGCAATAGATGAAGTAACAAATGGGGGTACAGACTAATGGCACAAAGCGGATATGATATGTATTTTGATAAATGCCTTTTTCCTGTCACCCCTGAAAAAATTAGCATCAAAATCAATGGTAATAACAAAACGGTCAACCTGATAAATGAAGGTGAAATCAATATCCTGAAAAAAACCGGGTTGACCGACATTGAATTTGAAGCAGAAATCCCGCAAGTAAAACATCCTTATGCGGTGTATAAGAATGGTTTCAAAGAAGCGGGGTATTTCTTTGATATTTTTGAAGGGTTGAAAACAGGCAAAAAGACATTCCAGTTCATTGTGTGCAGAAAGACCCCGGTGGGGAAAAAACTGCTGAACACGAACATGAAGGTATCTTTGGAAGATTACAAAATTTCAGAGGATGCCAAGAACGGGTTTGACTTCAAAGTCAAGTTCAATCTGAAACAGTACCGGGACTATGGAACAAAGACAGTCAACATCAAAATTGCTGCATCCAAGCCAAAGGCAAGTGCAGAGCCTAAGCGGGAAACTAACAATTCACCCGCCCCGGCAGCAGCACAGACTTATACGGTTGTGCGTGGTGATTGTTTATGGAAAATAGCTAAACGGTTTTATGGC